TAGTTAAACCACCTGCTGCTGCTGTAGCGTTAACATCAATAATATAATCTGTGACATCTGCTGAATTTGCTATTGAAGCATTAGTCTTGGCTTTTTCAATCAATCCTAGAACCTTGTTACGGTAATCAGGGCCACCGTTGCCAGCTTCAATTAAGTAGTCGCCAATGACTGTATCCATGAACTCTTCACCACGTCTTTCTTGCTCTTTAAGCCAGAAGTTCTGTAGGTCAGTGTTAGAGTACCCGTACTTATCTTTTAAAATAGTTTCAATGTCAGCAGCGTAAGACGCAAACCCATCAGCAGTTTCTTGGTTTAATTGATCTTGTGTTAAACCATCGGGGCCAAAGCTTCGTCCTTCTACAAAACTGTAAGTAGCACTAGCTTGGCCGATGTGCATGTCTGTAGTGCTAGAGCCAAATACCGCACCAGCATCCCGAAGGTCTTGTCTTTGGTACAGGGCAGACGAAGCGGTACTAGATGCTTTGGAAGATTGAGTCATAGAGTTAGCTAACATACCCTTAAGGTCTTCGTCATCAACTTGATCTAAGCTACCAAGAAATAACTTCTGATATTCAGGAGTTTCTAAAACTTCTTCGTGAGTCATTCGTGCAAACTGTTCTTGCTCCATCAAGGCTTTGAAGCCTATGCCAAAGGAGTTCTGAGCCGCTTGCTTTTTACTAGCTTGAATCATGTCTAGCTTGCGTTCTTCTTCCTTCTGAACTTGTTGGACATTACCTGTAACGCTATCTAAAGCCTTACTGATCTGGTCGTTACGCGCAGGGCGAACAAAGGTATCAACTCTTGATGCTTGGGGAGTAAGGCGCACCTGACTCTTCTGGTATTGGGTTTGTACTCTATTAGTAGCCACGGCTATAATTCCTTTTTACTTAGGGCCAGTTACACCCTTTATGTTCTTTTTAAATGGATTCTTTAAATTCTTAAAATAACTTGGATTGCTTTCGTAAGCGTTACCACCAATCTGTAGGGCAGTCGCTGCAAAGCTTGGGTATGGGACTGAATTGATACGGGACTGTCTACCAGTTTCCGCACCTTTCTTTTCCTCTGCTATTTGGGCTTTAGTAGCCCCAAGGTTAGAGGAAGCTTTAGTGTCATCAGATAAGTTTTGACGGAGTATGTCGGACATAAGGGCATCCACGGATAACCCTGATACACCTGACTCACCTGAAGCTGTCCTAGCTTTAGATACATCCCTCATTGTTTGTATGTCGGCTTCCATCCCACGTTGGGACTCTGCCTCTTCTTCTTGCCGTTGCCTTAAGTTAAGCTGTCGGGCATCATTTAGAAAAGCAGCGTTAGCGTTCTTTTCGTTTGCTGCTGCTTGCTTCTGTTCTTCGTCTGCTGCTGCAATGCTTGTCATAGCACCTATAATTGTACCTGCGTCACACATTTTGATTAATCCTTACGAACTCGTAGAAAGGAATACCCCCTACACCAAACTTCGGGACTAACTGCACAAAGGAAAATCCAATGTGGTTTAGCCATGCAATACTAATTTTGTTTCTAGCATCTACATAATTGATGAGAAGGGGATATTGTTTATTTGTCTCTTTGACCCATGCCACTGACTGTGTAAGAAGGTCTTTCTTGATCTGTGGAATCTTGTCAGAACCTAGCATCCAAGGGGAACCAATTAGATCATCAACATGGGCGCACCCAAACATTCCGATTAGTTCTCCTTTATGTATAATTGACTGGGCTTTAGACATGTCGAATCCTTTTTGAAGGGCTTCGGTAGGTGTTAAAGCGTTGGATGCTTTTACCTCTTCTACATCTGCTTGTCGCATCTTTGCAGCAAGCACGTACACGTCTTCCTGAACGGAATCGCGGTAATGGGCCATTGATTAAATCCTTGATGTTCTTTGGGTTAAGAAACCTTCGTACTCTGCGCTTTGGAATACGCAAGGTAGGTAGCTGTCTGAAGTAATGACAACCTTGGCGTACTTAGAGTTAGTTAATACAGAAACCTTATAGCTTCCTGAAGCAAGGTTAGCCTGTCCTAGTATGTTACTTAGTGAGCCTACTACCCTTCCGTTAAATTCACGTGTCTGAGTGTCCCTAGCTTCGGGTGTGCTTTCTACTTTAAAGTAAGCTGTGTCACTGTATACAATGTTAAAGTTTCGTATCTGTAGCTTGTTAGTTGTGATTGCTTTGTTGTCTTGCTTTAAGACTTGCTCACTAAACTGATACTTAAAGATGTAAGGTATGCCAGCGTATATAACGGCACTAGCTGCTATATCTGCCGTGGCTTCTGCTAGAGTTCTTAAAGACCCTGTAGTGTTCACAAAGAGTGTAGTGCTGTCTGAATAAGGCAGTGTTGCACTGGTCATCTTGTAACGCCTGTCGAGATGCAATGCACCGCCACCGTAGTTAGATTTAGATGTGGTATACACCATGTCAGGACTTGCAGCGTCACTAGCGAGACTTAGGTTTTCTAAGTACACACCATCTGAATATTCCATAACTAGCTTGATAGTTGAGCCGTTAAAAGCTGCTGAACATACCTTGCCTGTAAACTTCCATTCTGACCAAGCACTCTGTAGTTTCTCTTCACCACGCCAATAGTAGCGATATACAAAGATAGAGTTAGGCTTGTCTTCAGTTAGCACTAAAAGCATGTCTTCGTTAGAAGATGCTGATAACCCTCTTATTGTTCCATCTAGGTAGTTAGGTACGTGGGCAGATACATCGGCAGCGTCATTAGTTTCTGAAGCTTGTTCAACGTAATACTCACGGACACCTGACCATTTACCTTTAGAGAACCCGAAGAATACATAGCGACCTGCACCTACTGGCTTGGCATTTAGGTTTGCCTCAAAGTTAGTAGATACGTCAATGTGTACTGTGTCAGGTGTTAATAGTTCTGAGGCTGTCAACATGAACTGCGTCAAGTCAGAGAAGATCAACAAGGATTCATTAAAGGGTATTGCGTGTTTCAGGATAGAGATTTGATTGTTTGATACAGCCACGTCTATAGGGTTAGAGTCAAGAATAGTTAATACAGTCTTAGGGAAGAAGTTGTAGAACTCTCCTGCTTCACTGAAGATAACATTCTCATCTGCAAGGAAACCTAAGCGGTTACGATGGAAGAAGATGTCATTGATCTTAAAGCCTACAAAAGAAGGTACAGGGTTAGTGTCCTCATCCCCTGCTTCTCTATCGTCCCAAGAAAGGGGTGAGAAGGTGAATGTGCCGTTAGTCTCCTTACGTAACTGGTGAGGCATTGTAAGCTTGTTTATACGATTCTTTAGGGCTGACCCATCTACTGCATAACCGCCTACAGTCTCTTTCCAGATCAACTCATTGTTGGTGTTATCGCCTTGAGTTAGATGTACATAATGGTCATCTTGTTTCTTCTCGTTACTACCTGCTACCTTAATTCTAAATCCTACCTTACCTTTACGGGGTAGGTTCTTGAAGTCAATAGTCTGACCTTTGAACGAGTATAGGAATCTGTCGCCAGCACCATCACTAGATGTGATTGTGAAGTCAGAACTGGTGTTCTTAACGTAGATTACTGACCCTATCTTTTCTTTAACAAACGGAGAAGAAATAGATAAGTTGTTGAATAACTGAGTAGCAATATAATCTGTGCCAATCTGGGCAGAATGTGAAGATGCGGAACCATCTGGTGTGGTGTACGTAGCTGTGGCACTACCCACTGTAATTGTGTAAGTCAGTCCGTAGTCAGCCTGTCTAATGTAGAACATAGCTTCGTGAGGACGAGCGGTAGGTACGTAGGTGTCCAGTGCTATAGTCTTAGCCTTGTTTACTACAAAAGTAGTGTCACCTACTGATACCGCACTGATTGATGTTTCAAAATCAGTTATACCAGTTAGGTATGTTGGGAGCGAAGTAATAGCGTTACCGTCTGCATCATTAACCACAAGTGCTGTGCCAGCCTGATTAAACACCTTGACCCCTGCGGAACTAAAGACTGCTGTGTAGTCCTCAGTGGTGGAGTATTTAATAGGGTGTAAGAATACATTTGCTGCGTTGGCTACGTTAGCTAACTTAGCTACGTGTTCAGTACAGGGTCGTTTCTCAAGACCACGTGTTACAGAAGATAAGCCGTTCTCTTGTACTTCGGCTTGGCTTGCGTGACGTAGGCTTGCAGGTTGTTGGGATACCCCATTCAATAGATTTGGAATAGAACCTGAGATTAAAGACATTCGGTTAACCTCTTCTTCGGTTTATAATTGAATATGTGTCAGCACTGTCAAAGATATTTAAGTCTCTAACATCTGATTCGTTGTGTGTGAGTGAAGTCCATGCGGATTGCTCATCAACAGCATTAAAGCTGTGTAATATCTCTGAGCCTAGTACACGGTCTTGAAGAATACGTGCAGCTTTTATAGTTACATAACGTCTAGCTGTCTCAGGCATCTCTTCAAAGGACAGTAGAACAACTATGTCTACTTCAATAGTTTCTGTTATTTCATAGGTGTTTTTAATACGGTCGTACATACGTGAGCCACGCTGTACTAAGTCTGTGGTAGAGGACATACGTAGTGATGTAGTGTCCACGTGAATACAATTAGCTGGTAGGGTAATCTCGCTATTAGCGTCAGGTGTTAACTTAAATGTTAAGTCTGTGTTAAACGTCCACCCCATTGATTGCATATCACGACTTACGTTATCTAAAGTCTGTTCTGCAAGGCTGGCTTCAATTAAACCAGAAGTTAAGGAGTTAACAGGAGATTCACCAATAGTAGCCAACAATGTATTAACCGCTTCTAGCTTGGTTGTTGGATTCATTAGTTTTCCTTCAATAAAAGAAAAAAAAGGGCAGAGAGAAATTAATCCCTCCACCCTTTAGAGTAGAACTAGAACGAGTTACACAGCGTTCAAAGAAATGGCGCAAGCAGGGCGTAGGATGTTATGACCCATAGCGTACTTAGCAACCATCAATGTACCTTGACGATCAATCTGATACTCAGACTCAACGCCTAAGTCCAACAACTTCACAGTTGCGGCAGCGTCTTGGCTAAAGATTAAGCCACGCAAAGCAGCGTAGTTACCACGGTATGCGGCAGTACGTGTACTTGTGATTGGCTCAACGTCACCAGAAGCAGAAGATTGGTTAGTAGAAGGTAGATGATTACTCATCATAATCTTCACACCACCGACCTGTGGAACTACGCCCGAAGCTACGGAACCTTCACCGCCAACATCACGGTTCAACCATGCAGCGTTAGCAACACTAGGCACGTTCAATAGCGCGTAGTATTGGGCAGGTGGTAGTACACAAACCTTATCACCGCCTACATCTTTCTTATCGAACTCTTCAAGAGCCGCATAGATAGCAGCGACAATCTTAGCACCGTCTAAAGCATGTGCAGTAGTCGTACCAATGTTGAAGTTAGCAGTGTAAACCTCATCTGCAAAAGAAGCACCGAACGCTGTAGCTGCTAAAGAAGAAGTAGTAACCGAAGCAGCCTTAGCAATCACTCGCGCAATGTTGCGGTCGGATACGTTAGCTAGAGCGTTACCTGACTCTTTCGAGTAGATAGAACGCACGTCATAGTGGTTCATTGCTTCGTCAATCTTGGCAATGAATTGTGTGCTGATTAACAAATCATCAACAGTCACAATACGCTCACCATGCTTGATTGCATCAGCTTGAATTAAAGTGCCTGGAGTATGGTACTTTGCAGAACCAGTGCCAGTTAAAGGGAATGATGCACTCTTACCATTGGAAATAGTACGTGTGCGGTGTAGAGGCATGAAGACGTTCTTCTCTTCATACGCTGTTAATACTTCCCCTGCGTAAAGCTTGAGGAATAAGGAACGATCATCACCTGTCGCGTTGACTTGGCCTAAGCGAGAAGTGGTTTGGTCTGTTGGAAATGCCATTGTATATGTACCTATTTAAAAAAAGTAATTTATAAGTTGTTGAGTTATGTTGTTTAAACTCAGCAGACTCTTACTTCCTTTCCCGTAAAGATTGTCCACCGCAGTGGGTCGATAGATACTTGGAATAAAGTTGTTGCTTGATTAAACGAAAAAAACCCCCGAAGGGGCTTAAAGATTGCGGAGACAGATCATCTACAGAATGTTGCTTCGTGATAATTTAGAAGCTACTTGCTGTCGATATGCAGAGTCTGACTCGTACCTTGGGTCACGCATTGCTTGCGTCAACTGGGCGGCAGAGTTAAAGACCCCACCTGTTACGGATTTAGTCTCGCCCATGACCAATGATGGTTCACTTCCATTTACAGAACGGTACTGAGCGTGTAGACCTTGTATTGCAAGATTTGCTGTCTCTATGTTTCCACTGTTTACTGCATTATTAAACGCATCAATGGATGCTTCTTGCATATTGTCAGAAGCCCAAGAAACCATATCTTCATACGCCTCCTGTCCTCCAACTTGCTCAAAAGCTTCTTGCTGCATCTGTGTCGCTACTGCCATTTGACCATCTATAAATTGGTCAACCATAGAGCGAGGTATGCCAGCTTCTACTAAAGAATCGTAAGAATCTTCAGTTAGTCCACCTAGTTCTGCAAACTCTTGGGATAAGGAATCAAAGTCAATACCTTCCTCTTCAAGCCCATCAACTATGCTTTCTAACTCATCATCTTCTAACTCTTCTTCGTACTCTTCTTCGTCCTGAGAGCCTAACTTCTGTTCAAGAGATTCATAAGCTTGCGCCATGTCTTCAACACTGTTGAACTTCTCAGGGAGCCATTCAGGACGGTCAGACGCATCAGGATTCTCAAGACCTTCGGCCTTTTCTAGCATATCTAATGTGTGCTGACCGTCTTCAACGGTTTCTTCGTGTGTGTTTACTGTATCCATTTTTAACTGTCTCCAAACAGATAATTTATTTAGACTTTTTCTTGTTTTGCTTGTTTAAGTGTTCACGTAGGTTCTTACTACCTGACTTCTTAACTTCGTCTTTAGTTGCTGTAGAGTAAGACTTACCGTTCCAAGAGAACTTAGACTTACCAGCTTTCCTAGCTTTCTTAAATGCAGCACCAAAGGAACTCACTGTTGTGCTTTTCTTCTTACCAGTGTCTTTCTTATCAGTTGTGGAAGTGGCTGCTTGAGTAGGTTTAGGTTTAGGTTTTTTAGTCCCAAAGCCAGCCTTAGATGGGCCTGTACGCTCTTTAACTTTGTCAGGATGCACCGCGTTATAAAGCAATGAACCTGCTGACACTGCTGCCAACGGGCCAAACCTAAGTAGGTTCTTACCGACTGAAGCTAACTTACCGCCCTTTGTACTAGCTTTACTGCGCTGTCCACCTTTTTCTATAGTAGTCTTACTAGAGCCACCAATACGTTCACCAGCAGGGCCGATAGTAGATGGGCCTCTAAGAAGCTTAGGCTTGGCTGTTGTGTTAGTACCCTTTACGTCTTTTATCCGATTATTAGACTTAATGACGGATTTATTACCTGTAGTGCTACCACCTGTTGTAGAAGCCTTACCACGCGCTGACGTTTGCTTAATCTTAGCACTGCCATTTGGATTCGTAGTTGACCCTGTACTTTTAGGCTTGGCCTTTGCGCTTGTTGGTTTTTCAGGTTTAGTCCTAGAATCTTTAAGACTCTGTATGAACTTCTGCTTTGGTGTCTTAGGAGAGTCAGGCTTTAAATTACCAGCCTTACTACCTTTCTTTAAAGACTTAACAAGCTTAGATACTGTCTTGCGGGTTTTCTTAGCTGCTGGTTTCTTAAGAACCTTTTTCTTCTTAGCTGCTGGCTTCTTAGCTTCAGGTTTCTTAGCTTCAGGTTTCTTTAAAACCTTCTTCTTCTTAGCTTCAGGTTTCTTAGCTTCAGGTTTCTTTAGAACCTTCTTCTTCTTAGCTGCTGGCTTTTTAGCTTCTTCCTTTGCTGCGCTTTGACCTTTGCTATTAAAC